CGATCCGTTGGATCGAAACGTATTGTCGGGTGCCGTCGGGGCCGTTGACTGGCCGGCAGCTCGAGTTGCATCCGTTCCAGCGTGTGCAGTTGGAGCGGATGTTGGCGGATGGTGTGCGGATCGGTGGGTTGCAGATCCCGCGGGGTAACGCGAAGTCGACGTTGTGGGCGGCGGTTGCGTTGTGGGCGTTGTGTGATGATCCGGATGCGCCGCAGGTCCCGCTGGTCGGGTTCAACTTTCAGGCGGTACGGGCGACTTTGTGGCGCCCGGTGGAGTTGATGGTCGCGACGTCACCGGAGCTTGATTCTCGTGTTCGGGTTTTCAAGTCGCAGTCGGATCGGCGTGCGTTGTGTGGTTGGAATGGTGGTGAGTTGTTGCCGTTGCCGGCTCATGTTGACCGGTTGCAGGGTTTGAACCCGTCGGTTGCGTTGGTCGATGAGGCGCAGACCGTTCCGCCGGATGTGTGGGCGGCGTTGGTGCAGGGTGCGGGGAAGCGGGCGGAGTCGTTGGTGTTGGCGATCGGGACGCCGGCACCGGGCGGGCAGGAGTCGGCGTTGGCGGGGTTGCGGGGTCAGGCTTTGGCGGGTGCGCCGGTCGCCTGGTTGGAGCATGCGGCGACGGCGGGTTGTCGGCTCGATGACCGGGATGAGTGGCGGAGGGCGAACCCGGGGATTGCTGCCGGGCTGCTCCGCGTCGACCAGTTGGAGGCGGAGCTCCGGTTGGTGTCCGAACCGGAGTTCCGTTGTTACCGGTTGGGGCAGTGGGTCGACGCGGTGGTGTCGGATTGGTTGCCGTTGGGGGCGTGGGAGGCCTGTCCGATGGTTGGTGCGCCGGTGGACGGGTCCGAGGTTGTGTTGGCTTTGGCGGGGACCTGGACGTCGGGTTCGGTTGCGGTGGTCGGGTCGACGCTCGACGGTGAGCTGTTCGTCGCCTGGGCGGATGATGATGCGACGGATGAACGGTTGGCGGAGATCCTGGAGCGGGCGGCCCGGCGGTGGCGGGTCGTCGAGGTCGTCGTTGCGCCGCGGCAGCGGTCGGCGCTGATCCCACGGTTGGTCGATGCCGGTCTGGTGGTCGGGTCATGGCCGAACGGCACCGAGGTCGAGGTCACCAGCGCGACGGAATGGCGCCGGGCGATCGTCGAGGGCCGTGTCCCTCACGATCATCATCCGCTGCTCGGCGAACATGTTGCTGCGTCGGTGGCGAGGTCGACGCCGGACGGTTCGTTGCGGTTGACCGCACCGGATGACAAGCGCCCGGTCGACGCCGCTCGGGCTGCCCGGATGGCGTGGTGGCGGTCCCGTGATGTCGGTTCCCGGCTCGAGGCGCCGGCCGTGTTCTGATGGACGATTGTCGGATCAGTCGGATCAATGTCACCCGTACGCCGGATGGTTTCGTCTGGGAGGTGGACGTGCTCGGGCTCCGGTCAGATCGCGTCGCGGAGCTGGTGAGCGCGCTTGACGCGTCAGTCGCGAACCTTCAGGCTGCTGAGGCATCATGGGCTGACCCGATATGGCGGGATGGATTCTTTCGTGGGGTCGCCGCGTCGATCAAGCAAATGCCGTGTTCTGAGCAATAGGCCCTGTCCGTTGCAAATGCAACTACTGTTCTGCTATGGCACGCTCAAGGAAGAATCTGATCACCCGTCCGCGGATCGTCGTCAATCAGGGCGGCGCACCCGAGCCGGAGGTGACCGCTGACACGATCGTGATCGGTCAGCAGCCCGACGAAAAGCCGGCGGAGAAGTCGAAGTCGAAGTCGAGCTGAGGTGTCACGTCTCGGCCTGGCGTTGCGGTCGATCACGACGAACCTGCTGCACGGGACCGACGGCCGGGATGTGCTGTTCAACTCGCCGGACGGGTGGGAGGTCGAGCAGCCGTGGCTGTACTGGCTCGGCCCGAACGGCAACTCGACCGGCGGTGGCCCGTGGGGTCATCCGATCCCCGGCGCGGGGGCCGGCGGGGCCGGGTACGCCTCGATCCCGGCGGTGTCGCGGGCGACCGGTCTGATCGTCGACACGATCGCCACCTTGCCGTGGCACGTCTACCGCGCCGACGTCGAGCGGTTGACGACACCGACCTGGATCGCCGACCCGCAAGCGCTCCGTTTGGATGGCCGGGTTGTCGACACGTCACAGCTGATCGACGCCCGCCTGTCCCGCGTCGACTTCTGGTCGGAGTGGATCCGCTCCGCGTTGTGGTGGGGTGACGGGTTCGCCTACGTCCCGGTCCGCGACGACAACGGTGCACCGAAGCCGCCGTTGTGGCTGCTCCACCCGGACGACGTCGAGATCCGCGAGGGCGGCGACTACTGGGTCGGCGAGACCCGCATCCCGTCGACGAAGATCATCCATCTTCGCGGGCAGACCCCGATCGTGAACGGGCGCGGCACCGGTGTGCTGACCCGCTTCTCGTCCGATCTGGCGATGTCGCAGTCGCTGCGGTCGTACATGGCCGGCGCGTTCTCCGCCGGCGTCCCGGCCGGCTACCTGAAGACCTCGACGCCGAACATCACCCAAGAGCAGGCCGACGCGCTGAAGACCCGCTGGATGGCGCAGCACGGCAGCAGCCAACGATCGATCGCGGTATTGAACGCGACGACGGAGTTCCATCCGTTGACCTGGACGCCGGTCGACACCGAGGCCGCCGAGTTCGCCCGCCTCACCCTTTCGCAGATCGCGTTGATGTTCGGGCTGCCGGTGTCGATGCTCGGCGGGCCGTCCGGGAACTCGCTCGACTACTCCACGACCGAGCTCCGGATGCTCGAGCTCTACCAGCTGACGTTGCTGCCGTGGATCGCCCGGATCGAGGCGGTGCTCGACGCGCAACTCCCGCGCAACACCGACACCCGGATCGAGATCGACGGTCTGCTCCGCGCCGACTTCAAGACCCGATTCGAGACATACGCGATCGCGATCGACAAGGGGATTCTGACCGTCGACGAGGTCCGTGCGTTCGAGAACCGTCCACCACTCGCGGAGGCGACCGTCCTATGAGCATCATTCACGCCACGTTCTCCGGGGTCGAGCTCCGTGTCCCGGACATGTCCGAACGGATCGTCGAGGGGATCGTCGTCCCGTGGTCGGAGACATCGTTCCTGACCGACGACCCGCGGGGCGAGCGGTTCCGGGCCGGTTCGCTGACCCGCACGCTGAAAGAACGCAAGACCCCGGTGAAGCTGTTCCGCAATCACGACTGGGACACCGCGGTCGGCAAGGCGTTGCAGTGGAAGACGCACCACGAGGCCGGCGCCTGGGCGCAGTTCCGGATCGCGGCGACGCAGGCCGGCGACGACGTCCTGACCGAGGTTCGTGAGGGGATGCTCGACGCGTTCAGTGTCGGGTTCCGGCCGATGCGCGAGACCCGCGGCACCGACGGCGCCCGCGAGATCATCGAAGCCCAGCTCCACGAGGTGTCGCTCGTACCGATCGCCGCCTACGACGGCGCCCGAGTGCTCGCAATGCGCTCTGCAGGCCGTACAGGGGCCTCTGAGCGGCTGCTGCCACCGATGCCGGACGTGAACCTCGCGCCGCTGATGCTTCCCTCGCGCTGGCGCAACGAGTAACGTCACCGTCGGAAGCGCAACCTACCTCTCGCCCGCAACACCGGAACCGCTCGCCAGGCCTGGCGACTCGCCCGGACCGGCGGAACCGCAGGCAAGACCCGCTGACGCCAAACCCGTCACCGCGTCCCTGGAGGGCCGAGAACCTATGCACGCTTACCTGAAGCGCTTGGTTGATGAGCGCATCACCCTGACCGAACTGTCGACCCGGATGGGCGACACCGCAGCCGCCGAAGAGCGCGAGCTGACCGACACCGAGAAGCGCTCGGTCGCCGAGTGGGAATCCCGCTGCCACGAGATCGATCCGCAGATCCGCGACTACAACGCGCAGCTCGAGTCGGCCAGGGCGTTCGCCGACCTGACGTCGAAGCTGGAGACGACCCGCGAGTCAGGTCTCGACGTCCGCAAGCCGGCCGGCGGTCTGGAGCTCGCCACACCCGGCCAGCGGTTCATCGAGTCGGACCAGTTCCGGTCCTACACCGGGCACGGCCAGTCGGGCCGCTACGAGGTCGAGAGTTTCCTGGAGACCCGCGCCGCGATCACGACCGCGAACCTGTACATCCCGCACTTCGTGCTCCCACCGATCGAGTACCAGACCACCGCACCGCTGCTCGAGGTCTGCGGGCGGGTCACCGTCTCGGCCGGCGTCGTCGACTGGGTCGAGATCTCCGGCGACCCGGTGGCCGCAGTCGTCCCCGAGGGCACCGCCAAGCCGGAGGCTGCGTTCACGATGACACCGAAGACCGCTGCGCTGGAGACCCTGGCTCACTGGGTGCAGATCACCCGCCAGGCGCTCGAGGATGCGTCGTACATCAAGTCGCTGATCGAGTCGAAGCTGCGTCGCGGGCTGCTCAACAAGGCCGAAGCGGACATGGCCGCAGCGATCGACGCGTCGGCCGCAGTGCAGACCGCATCGGCGACCGCCGCACAAGGCGGGCTGCTCGCCGCGATCCGGATCGGGATCGGCAAGGTCCAAGCGGCCGGGTTCAACCCGAACGCCGTCGCGTTGAACCCGGCGGACTACGCCGTGCTCGACCTCTCGGTGATGAACATCTCGAACTCGACACCGACGTCGCAAAACACGTTCTGGGGGATGCGCCCGGTCGCCGCTGCGGCGATCCCGGTCGGCAAGGCCTACGTCGGCGACTTCGCCTCCGGCGCGACGCTGTTCGACCGTGGCGTCACGAACGTGTTCCTGTCCGACTCGCACGCCTCGCTGTTCATCTCGAACATCCTCGTGATCCTCGCCGAGGCTCGCCTCAAGTCGGCCGTCACCGAACCACTCGCGATCTGCGAGTGCACGGCGGTTCCGTGAGACATGGCCTACGCGACCGTTGAACAGCTCGCCGAGGCGCTGCATGGCCGGGTCACCCCGGCGAACACGCAGCTACTCGAGGACTGCCTCGAATCGGCGGCTGCGGAGATCGACCAGTACCTCGACCGAGTCGAGCCGCTGGACGATCCGCCACCGCCGGCGGTCGTGCGTTGCAACGTGAACCGGGCGGTCGAGTGGTACAAGGCCGTCGATGCCGCGTACGGGATGGTCGGGTTCGATCAGATCGGTGTGCTGCGTGTGCCGACGGACGGGTTCACCCGTCACGGTTTCACGATCACCCGTTACAAGCAGCAGTGGGCGGTCGCGTGACCGCGCTGCTCGACGCCCGCGCCAAACTGGCAGCTGCGCTCGCCCCGGTCGACGACGGCGATCCCACGGTGCTGGTCGATCTCGTGGACTCGATCGAACCACCCGCGCTGATGATCGGCTGGGGCGAGCCGTGGCTCACACCGGACACGTCCTGCATCCGCACCGGCCGCCTCGTGGTCACCTGCGTCGCCGGTCGGCTCGTCCCGGGCGCAGGGATCGAGATGCTCGAGCAGCTCGTCACGTACACGCTCGGCCGGCTCACCGTCGCCGGTGCCGGGACCTGGCCGCTCGACCCGGCGACCGGGATCTCCGGGCCCCGCGTTTTCACCGTCGGCGGAATCCAGTATCTGGCCGCCCGGATCACGATCCGAACACCTGTCACCACCTGAAAGCGAGAACGTCATGCCAGATCTGCAGCCGCTCATCCTGATCAACCCGGTCCTCACGATCGACGGTGTCGCGCTCGAATGCCTGATGTCGCACATCGAGATCACCCCGGAGACCACGACGATCGAGATCAAGACGTCGTGTGGGACCCGTGAGTATCCGGGTTCGGTGAAGTGGACGCTCAAGGCGTCGCTCTACCACTCGCACGATCCGCTGGGGACGAACGAGACGCTGACCGCCGCGGTCGAGGGTGGGGTCCCGGTGCCGTTCACTGTCACCCCGTCATCGGATCCGGTGTCGGCGACGAACCCGGAGTATTCGGGGGATCTGATCCCGCAGCCGTTCACACCGATCTCGGGTGACGTCGGCGACGCGTCGTCCTTCGATCTCGAGTGGTCGATCAGTGGCTGGGGGACGACACCGACGATGGGGATCACCCCGGTCGCCGCCGCCACCGCGGCCGCACGCAAGGCCGCCAAGGCCGAGAAGGCGAAGGTCGATGCCTGATCAGGATGTGACCGTCGAGGTGATCGGCGCCGCGGAGGCGATGGCCGACCTGCGCCGCTGGGCGGACCAGCTCGGCCCGGCGGTCGCCGCGAAGACGCAGACGCTCGGCGAGCAGCTCGCCGGGCGCGTCCGCGGCAAGGTCCCGGTCTTCACCGGCGCGCTCGCCGGCACCGCTGAGTCGACAGCGACACCGGAAGGGTTCACGCTCCAGCTCGGCGGGGACCTGCCGTACGCCGGCTGGATCGAGTTCGGTGGGTCGCGGGGCCGGCCCTACGTCTCCGAGGGCCGCTACCTGTACCCGACGGCGCAGGAGGGCGAGCCGGAGTTCCTGAGCCTGGCCGACGACACCGCAGACGACACGATCGGAAGGTTCTCATGGTCGACACCCTCAGCAGCGTGAGCACCAACGGCGACACGCTCGCCACGCGCCGCCCGCTCCCCGAGTCGGTCACGGTCTCGATCGCCGAGATGCAACAGTTCCCGTCACCCGGCACCCAGCGCGCACTCAAGGCCGAGACCGGCGTCGACTATCTGGCGATGGTCGGCCCGAACGGCGACAGCGCGGACCGCACCCAAACCCAGATCTGGGTCCACCTCCGCAAGACGATCCGGGATCTGCGTTGGGAGGACTGCGCCGAGATCACGCTGATGATCGCCGACGCCGACGCAGCAGCGCTGGACCCTACGCGGCTGTCCGGCTCCGTTCTCTCGCCAGCTTCTGCAGATTCTGGCGACTGAGCCCGGACCAGGTCTACGCGATGGACGACGACACCTACCGCGCCTTCGTCGCTTACATGCGCGAGGAGATCCGCGCCCGGGAGCGGGCAGCCCGTAAGCGGAAGGGCTGACCCGTGGCCTCCGGCCCGTCGATCGTCGTCGAGTTCCTCGCCAAGACCTCCGGCCTGACAACCGAGGTCGACAAGGCCGCGGGCACCGCCGGCAACAAGATGGCGGAGTTCGGCAAGAAGGCTGCGCTCGCCGTTGGTGGCGCGTTCGCGATCAACGCCGTCGTCGACTTCGGCAAGGCCGCGGTCGAGGCTGCCGCCGCCGACGAGGAGGCGCAGCGCAAGCTCGCGACGACGCTGAAGAACGTCACCGGCGCGACGGACGACCAGGTCTCGGCGATGGAGGACTACATCGACAACGCGTCGAAGTCGTTCGCGATCACCGACGACGAGCTGCGTCCGGCGATGGACCGCCTCGTGCGAGGGTTCGGCAACACCGAGGACGCGCAAGCGGCGATGAACGTCGCGATGGACGTCGCCGCCGGCACCGGGAAGGATCTGTCGACCGTCACCGACGCGATGGCGAAAGCCGCGGACGGTCAGACCGGTGCGCTCAAGCGGCTCGGGGTCGAGACGGAGAACGCTGACGGGTCGGCGAAGTCGCTCGACCAGATCATGAAGGACATGTCCGAGACCTTCGCGGGGCAGGCTGCGGGCGCGGCGGACTCGACCGCCGGGAAGATGCAGAAGGCCCAGATCGCGATGGCCGAGATGCAGGAGACCATCGGGGCGCTGCTGATACCGGTGCTCGGGACGATGGCGACGATCCTCACGGAGACCGTGCTCCCCGCGATCGAGGCCGTGTTCGGATGGATCGTCGACAACAAGGAGCTCGTCATCATCGCGATCGCCGGGATCGCCGCCGGGATCGCCGGCGTCGCGCTCGCCGCGATACCGGCAGGCGTGTCAGTCGTCGGGATGTTCATCGCCTGGGCCGCGGGTGCCGCGTCGGCCGCGTTGGCGACGGCGCTCGCCGCCGCACCGTTCGTACTGATCGGCGCCGCAGTCGCCGCCCTGGTGATCCTGATCGTGAAGAACTGGGACACGATCAAGGAGGCGACCGAGAAGGTCTGGAACGCCGTCAAGGACGCCGTCGAGAAGGCGTTCAACTGGGTCAAGGACAACTGGCCGCTGCTGCTGACGATCATCACCGGCCCGATCGGCGCGGCGGTGTGGCTGATCAAAGCTCATTGGGAGAAGATCCAGGCCGCGGCGAAGGCGGTGTGGGACTGGCTGAACACGACCTGGGACATGGTGACCGGGTTCATCACCGCGCCGGTCAGCGCGGCGATCGCCGCTGTTGAAACGGCGTGGGCGGCGATCAAGACCGCCGCGAAGGCCGTGTGGGACTGGCTCAACACCACGTGGGATCAGGTGACCGGGTTCATCACCGCCCCGGTCGAGGGCGCGCTGGACGCGGTCGAGACCGTCTGGACCGGGATCAAGTCCGCGGCGAAGGCGGTGTGGGACTGGCTCAAGAACACCTGGAAGGACGTCACCGGGTTCATCACCGCTCCGATCGAAGCCGTGGTCGGGATCATCGATGGGGTCATCGGCGGGATCAGAACCGCGATCTCCAACGTCGTGAGCGCGATCAAGGGACCGATCAACGCGGTCATCAAGGCCTGGAACGGGTTGGAGTTCAGGATCCCGTCGATCAGCATCCCGGAGGTCAAGATCCCCGGGATCGGCTCGATCGGTGGCGGCTCGATCGGTGGGCAGACGATCGGGTTCCCGAACCTTCCGCTGCTCGCCGGCGGTGGCGTGCTGACCGACCCGACGCTGTTCATCGGTGGTGAGGCCGGCACGGAGATCGTCGCCCCGGAGTCGATGCTGCGTCAGATCGTCGCCGAGGAATCCGGCGGGCACTACACGCTGAACATCTACACCCGCACCGCCGACATCGCCGATGTCGCGTACGGGTTCCGCCGGCTCGAGCTGATGGCCGGTGTGCGATGAGCGTCCTCGACCCGTGGGTGCCCGACACCGTCTGCGAAACCCACGAATGGCGCAGCGCCGCGGGGGAGACGATCCGGTTCGTGACCCGCACCGAAGCCGAGCAGCGGTTCATGCCACCGGTCACGATCCACACCGTGCGCGTCCCGCAGGCGCAGGGCGGACGGTTCCGCCACGCACGCCACGAGGAACGGCTGCTGACGCTCCCGGTCGTCGTCCCCGGTCCGACCGATGGGCGCGACGAGCTGCGCCGCTGGGCGAAGGCGCTCGACCCGGTCAAGGGTGAGGGGACGCTCACGGTCGTGCAGGGCGCGCACGCCGGCCGGCAGCTGGTCTGCGCGTACGAGGCCGGGCTCGATTCGTTCGCCGAGGAATGGCCGTCGCTCGGGCTGACGACACTGCTGTTCCGGGCCGCGGAGCCGTACTGGCAGGACTCGGTCGAGTCGCAGGTCCTCGCGCAGACCGACGCGACGGTGCGCCTTTGGTTCCCGTTCCTCCCGCTGATCCTCGGTGCGTCGGATGTGTTCTCCGGGACGACGATCGACAACGAAGGCGACGCCAACGCTTGGCCGGTCGTTGTCGTCACCGGGCCCGGGCTCGACATCACGGTCGCGAACAACACGACCGGGCAGGCGTGGCAGATCCTGGGTTCGATGGCTGCCGGGTCGGAGGTGATCGCCGACCACCGGCCCGGGCACAAGTCGATCAAGCGGAACGGTGTCAGCGTCTACGGGGAGCTCACCGACGGGTCGGCGTTGTGGCCGCTCGTCCCCGGTGTGAACGAGATCCAGATCAGCTTCGGCGCGTCGACGTCGGCGTCGACGGTGCTGTTCTCGTGGCGTAACAAGTGGTTGGCAGCATGAGCTGGTCGCTGTACATCACCGACCGGCTCGGGGTTCGCCAGGCCCCGGTCGACACCTACGAGTCCGCGGAGATCCTCGGGCGCGTCAACGACGTCTCGACCTGGACCGTGACGCTGCCGACCGAGACCGACGCCGGCCGGTACCTGCTCACCGACGCGATGGCACGACTCGAGTTCGTCGTCACCGCACCCGGTGCGGGCGGGTCATGGCGCGCCGACACGTACGTGATGCCGACCGAGGAAATATGGCGGTCAGGGCCGGTCGTCCACCTGGAACGGGCCGTCGACGTCGACGGCGACATGCTCACCGTGTCAGGTGTCGACGACTCGGTGTGGCTCGCCCGACGCCTCGCCCACCCGCAACCGACGACCGCCGCACCGCCGTATTCGACCTACGCGTACCACGTGAACACCGGTGACGTCGCCTCTGTGCTCGCCGAGTACGTCCGATGGAACGCCGGACCGAACGCCGTCACCGCCCGCAAGGTTCCCGGGCTGCTCGTCCCGGCCGTGACCGCTGCCGGTCCGATCATCACCGTCTCGGCACGCTGGCAGAACCTGCTGACACTGCTGCAGGACACGGCCAGACCGCACGGCATCCTGTTCGACGTCGTCGACCTGACGTTCCGCGCCTACCCGGCGGTGAACCGTGGCGCCGTGTTCTCCGAGGACCTGGAGACGCTCGCCGGGTTCGTCACCACCGCGGAGGCCGCGACGGCGAACAAGGTCGTGGTCGCCGGTGGCGGAGTCGGGACGGCGCGGATCATCCGCGAGTCGTCCCACGCCGAGTCGGTCGCGACATGGGGTCTCGCCGAGACCTTCGAGGACAGGCGCGACACGACCGACACCGCCGAGCTCGACAAGGCCGCCGCGGAGGCGCTCGCCGCCGGTGTGCTCCCGGTGACCGTCGTGTTCAACCCGATCGACACCGAGGCGCAGACGTTCGGGCGCGACTGGCTGCTCGGCGACATCGTCACCGTCACCGCCGGCGGGCTGACCGTCATCGATCAGATCCGCGAGGTCCACGTCACACTCGACGGGGACGGCGCGACGGTCATCCCGTCGGTCGGCAAACCTGCCGGTGATCTCGCACTGTTCCGATCGCTCGCCGGGCTCGACCGACGCGTGCGCCAGCTGGAAAGGATCTGACCATGGTCGCAATGAACGTATGGCCGACCGATGGGGCCGCAGGTTCGGTCGCCACCGAGGCGAAGTGGCGATCGATGGCCCGGGCCTGGATGGCGTCCGGTGTGATCTTCGGGACCGGTTCGGAGCTCGGCTGCACCGCCTACGCCCATCCGAACGCCACGATCGCCGCGGGCGCAGCCTGGGTCGACGGGCACTTCTGCGAGCTGGCCGCCCCGACTGTCATCACCTGCACCGCGAACGGGCTGATCGTCGTCCGTGTCACACCGGCGACGAACACCGCCGAGCTCGTCTACCGCGACGCGGTCACGCAATGTCAGCAGACACCGACCGGTGTGTTCGAGATCCCGGTCCTCAAGATCACGGGCAGCGTCAATCAGGACGCCCGGGCGATCATCATCCCCAGCGGTGAGCTCAGGTTCACGAACGTGGCGAGTCGCGCCGCGTGGACCGCCGCACAGGCGACACCACCCCCGATCGGGCTCGCCGGGTTCGTGAGCGCGTCGGACAGCACCCGCGGCGCGTACGAGTACAGGGCGGAGGGATGGACCCGACCGTGGAACATGCCCTGGGGTCATCTCGCGCAGAACACGTGGGACACCGACCAGAACGGGATCGGCCTGAGCGGGGCCGATGTGGCTGGCAGCGCGCTCAACTGGACCGGGTGGGCCGGTCGGACCTACCGCTACTCCTGGCAGTTCCTGGCGAAGCTCCCGGGTTCTCCGGAAGCGCTCACCATCAACCCGGTGATCGACGGCGGCACCTATTCGCCGCCACCCTGGATCAACTTCGTTTTCGGGTCGCTCGCGCCGCAGATGCAGTCCGGATTCTTCCACTTCACAGTGGGGAGCAATGGCCCCAAGACGATGCTGATCCACCTCACTCCCAAGACCTCGGTGGACGTCAACGCCGCGCTGGTGCCGAGCCGGTTCATCCTGGAGGATCTCGGCCCATCCGGGCCGGCCGCCACCGCCACCGATGCACCCGACGACGAGCCGCAACCGGCGAAGACGAAGACGAAGGCGAAGCCGAAGTGATCGGCGATGCCGACCCGGAGGACGCCTACGATGCGGGCGACCCGATCAGCGAACGTCTCGCCGTGCTCGTCGCCGTCGTCGAAGGCATCCGCGAGGAAACGGACGACGCCCGGCGCGCCCGCCGCCGGCTCGACGCGATCCGGGTCGTCGACGCGTTCCGGGACGAGCTCACCGTGACCGGCACCCACCTACGTCAGCTCCGCGATGAATTGGAGGCGATCACGTGACGCCCGGCAAATACGACCTCACCCTGTACCGAGGCGACACCCACGCTTTTCGGGTGCTGCTGTGGGCCGACAACATGCAGACGGTCCCGTACGACCTGACCGGCGCAGAAGTCGAAGCGGAGATCCGCGAGAAGTCCGCGGGCACGTTCGTCGTCGCGCTCGAGACCGTCGTCACGCTGCCGAACATCGTCGACGTGACGATGACACCGGACCTGTTCGTCACCTGCCCATCGAAAGGCGTGTGGGACCTGCAGGTCACCACCGCCGATGGTGAGGTGCTGACGCCGCTCGCCGGTGCGGTGACCGTGACACCGGACGTGACCGATTCGCTGATCATGCCGGCGGTGCGGCGATGAGCCCGCCAGAAGTGATCGTGGTCGGCACACCGGTCGACGTCGTCCATGTCGGTTCGGTCGGAGGCCCACCCGGGCCCGCAGGCCCGACAGGGCCCGCAGGTCCGACCGGCTCGGCTGGAGCGACCGGTGCGACGGGTCCCGCGGGACCGCAAGGTGAGATCGGACCGGCAGGCCCGCAAGGGCCGGCAGGACCAGGCGGTGGCGCGGCGTTCGTTCGTCCCGCGACCCTGGCGCGGTGGTGTCTCGCCAACGGCCGCGCCCAGACCGGACCGGAGGTTGGCTACGCGCCCGGATTCCAGAACTTGAACTACTGGGCCCCATGGCAACCCCGCGCCAATCATCGGATCACCGCTGTCTGTATCTCCGTTGTCGTCGCGTTGGCGAACACCACGATCCGGATCGGGCTCGTCAGTCTCGACCCGACCGACGGTCAACCGCTCGCCCTGATCGCTGACTTCGGCACGATCGCGTCCGGCACGACGGGCGAGAAGTCGATCACCGGTCTGACCGCCGATGTGGTCGCCGGGACGTGGTATTCGTTCTGCACGGTCCGGGCGATCGGTGGCGGTGACCCGTCCGTGCAGGCGTACCCGTGCGAGGGGACATGGGGTTACGACGCGTCGGTCGTGAACCGGGTCAATGCCACCGTCTACACCGCGTCCGGGAGCTCGCAGCTCGCCGGGTTCTCGAACCCGCCACCGGACTGGACCACCTATCAATCGACGGTCAACAGTGTCCCCGGCCCGGTCGACATCGTCCGGGTCAAGATCGGAGCGACCCCATGACCACCACCCGCAACGACATCAACCAGTCGTGGGACGCCGACGGCAACCTGGTCGAAGAAGTCGAGGTGGTCGTCGACATCACCGACGAGGTCAACACCGCGCAGCTCGTCGGCGAGTCGGACGAGTCGGTCGACAAGCTCGTCCTCGTCGTCGAGGCGCTCAACGCGATCACCGCACTCACGAACGCCGACATCAACGCCAACCCGGCGGCGATCATCAAGGACCTGGCCCGCGAGTGCAAGACGATAGGCCGCGAGGCGAACCGCGAGGCGCGGCTCACGTCCGGGCGGACCGAGTCGACCGACACCGGCACGATCGTCGACGAGTGAGATGGGCTCCCGCTACCTGACCGACCTCGCCGACGTCGCTCGGCGCACCGGGTTCGCGGTGATCGAGGTCGACGGCTGGCAGACGCGGGGCCGCTCGTCCGGAGGGTACGACCCGGGCCGGCCGTCGCACGTCATGGCGCACCACACCGCGTCGGGCCCGGGCTCGGACGGCTGGTCCGACGTGAACTACTGCACGTTCGGCGCCGACGCCGCGCCGCTGTGCAACCTGTACATCTCCCGGGTCCCGGAGATCTTCGTCTGCGCCGCCGGCGCGACGAACACGAACGGGTCAGGGATCGACCCGTGCGGGCTCGCCGACGACGACACAATGAACACCCACGCGATCGGGATCGAGGCCGCGAACGGTGGCACCGGCGAACCGTGGCCGTCCGGCCAGCAGGAGTGCTACGTCCGACTCTGCGCCGAGCTCGAGCGCGCCTACGGCATCGGGCAGCTGCACTCGCACTTCGAGTACGCACCGTCACGCAAGATCGACCCGGCCGGCCAGTCGCGCTACGCCACGGGCGGTGACCTGTGGGACATGGGCGCCTTCCGTGAGGACGTCGCCGATCACCACTCCGAGCCCGAGCCCGAGCCGATCCCGCCACCCGACGACCAGGAGACCGACATGGCATTCATCATCCGCAACCGTGACACCGGGGAGACCGCGCTCGTCTACGGCGACCACCAGGTCGTCGGGCTCGCCGGTGGAGACCTTGCCGACTACCGCTTCCGGTTCGGCGACGAGCTGGACACCGACCCGGTCGTCTGGGCGCAGTTCATACAGAAAGCAGGAGGATGACCGATGATCTCCGACGCCCTGATTTCAGGCCATACCACGCTTGCGGACTGGCTACTGCTGATCGCCGTGATCGTGTTCGTGATCCACGCCGTGCTCGCCTGGACGAAACGGCCCGACCCGACCAACGGCGCGCTGCTGCCCGCCGGGCTCGCGCTGACCGCGCTCGCGCTGCTGGTTTTGTGACTTGGGCGGACGTCGCGGTCGCCGGGGCGTTCGTCCTCGGTCTGGTCGGCGGTGCGCTCGTCACGATCAGGATCACCCGCTACGTCCTCGAGTACCTAAGAAAGGAAAACCGTGATGAGCACAACTGAGACAGGACCGGCGACCGAGCCGGGCGAGTTCGAGCCGGTCGAGCCGGTGCCGTTCGAGCCGGACGAGGACGACGACGACGAGTAGGGGATCGTCTCAGACGTCGTAGCAGAGGAACCCGAAGTCGGCTGTCCCCTCCGGCGCCGGCCGTCCGACGAGCTCGTGCAGCGTCCCATCGTCCTCATGGGGCTCGAGGATCGAGCACGGCCCGTAGACCATCGCGTTGTCCTCCCACACCCACACGAGACCCTCCGCGGTCTCGACCGGCTCGGCCTCTGGCGGCACCTCGGCCGGTCGATCATCTTCCGCGACGGTCACCGCCGGCTCCGTGTCGTCGGCCTCGTCATCGCTACCGCAACCCGCGAGCGCCAACGCTGCGACGAGGAGAACTCGGGCCAA